TGACAAACTTGTAATTTATGAATAATATCCTACATTAATATGAAACAACAGAAAGAGGTATAACACATGACTGACATTAGTAAATATAAAAACGTGTCATTAGCAAAAGAGACTTATCTTAATTTAGATAAGATTCGAAAAGTCATAACTCCCCACATCACTCAAAGTAGAAGTGGAACAATTAATATTTTAGTTAATAAGGAGTTGGAGAGACTTAATGGAAAAGCAAGACCCAAAGAAAAATAACATTTGCCCGCGCTGTAAAGGAAATGGGTACATAAGAGTACCAAATAAATCAGTTGAACAAATTGGTGAATCTATTACAGTGGCGTGCACAATGTGTGAATCAGAAGGAGAATTGAATGATCCGAACGATACTATTATTATCGATGCTGATGGCGTTCACCGGCTGCAGTGAGTTTGCTCTTATTGCCTCAGGTAGTTCCATTGCTGTATCACATAATACATACGTCAAAGCCTATAATGGTGTTGATGTGCTAACGATTATGGCAACCGATAAAGATATAAAGAAACATATTTATGATAAAGGAAAGAAATATATAGATGACGCAACCAACCGAGACTGAGTTAAAACTTAGAAGAGACATTACGACTCTCGAACAAGAGATTCTAGAAAAAACGGCAGAGAATATTAAATTAAGAAAACAAATAGAGTTCTTAACGCTCACCACTAATGAAGCTGGTGCGAAGATTTCAAAGCTCACTCAAGATGTTGAGGATGCTAAGAAAGAAGCTGATAAGCTAATGATGAATAAGATTCGATTCTATGAAGAGGAACTGAATAAGTTAAGGAAGAGCGGTCTGTGAGAATCATGACTTCCAGTGAACGAGCTTATGTTGCAGGAATCATTGATGGAGAAGGTTGGTTAGAATGTAAACGTAAGAAGATGAGACGGAACACCCGTCCTGGGAAACCTGTGCATAATGTGATGGTCATTCGCATGGAAGTCCCGCAGGTCGATGGGAGACTCATTGATTACTTGATGGAGACTACGGCAGAAGGGAACAGGGACATGAAGAGATTTCCCAATCATCCCACGTATAAAGACCAACATCGATGGCGCGTGAGTCATCACGGATGTTACCGCGTGTTAAAACAAATATATAAATATTTGATTGTTAAAAGAGAGAAAGCTAAACTAATTATAGATCATTATGACAAAAAATTTAAAAAATCCAGATGATGTCTACCAAGAACTATTAAGACATGTTCTTGAACTTCTAGAAGACGACTATCCTTTTGAAATGGTTGCGGCTTCGTTGATGGCAATTGCTCAAAGACTTTATAAAACTAATTTGAGTGATGAGGATTACAAACGAATTATGAAAGTGGCTTACGAACATCACGTGGAGCCTTATGATATTAAGAAAGGAACGCTCCATTAATGTACACACCTCTTCCCAAATCACTCACCATAAAAACGAGTAAAATCAATGGCTTAGGACTCTTTGCTAAAGAGAATATTGAGCAAGGAACAAACCTGGGAACGTCTCATGTGAAGTTAGGAGAACAAATTATCAGAACTCCCTTAGGAGGATTTATTAATCACGACAATGATCCGAACTGTACGAAAGTTTCCTTGCATGCCAACGGAAACGAACCGGCGCATAAGCGATGGAACTTGGTAACGATTAAAGATATCAAAGCCGGAGAGGAGATTACGTTGCGCTATACGTTTTATAATGTATGAGATATAAATTTAAAATATTAGATGGTGACACCGGTCAAACCACAGAGACGGAGAACATGTCTTACAAGAAAGCGTTAAAACACATTCTGATTACCAAGCCCAAATTCAATGGCGCTTTGTATTACACCAATAAGAAAGGAAACTATGTCATGCATAGTATCAGTAATGGAAAAAGAATCTAAACCCAGCGTCATGATTGCCATGCCGTGCTATGACTCGGTGAAAGTCAGCACGATGATGTCGGTGATCAAACTGGTCCAACAACTGGGCAAGAGTGGTGTGGCTGTGGGAATCAATACGATTAAGTCGCCGCTGATTCATCAAGCCCGAAACTATTTAACCTCTGTCTTTTTAACGACGGAGTATACCCATTTGTTATTCCTGGACTCTGATGTGGAGTTCGAACCGGAAGCGGTGATTCGCATGCTCATTGCTAAGAAGGATGTGATCTGTACGCCTTATCGGGTGAAGTCCAGTGATGTGACCAAGCAGATCTACACCGTTGAATTAAAAAAAGACGCGCCCCTAGAGACAGGGGATATCATTGAAATTATCGGAGGCCCCACGGGGATCATGCTTATTAAACGAGAAGTCTTTAAAAAAATTATAGAAAAATTTCCAGAACTGAAAATCAAGAACCCAGTCTTTCCGAAAGCCGGACCGGATCATCAGTATTATTATAACTTCTTTGATTTTAAATTTGAGGATGGCTATTCGGTCGGAGAAGATGTCTCCTTCTGTCATCTCGTGGGTCAAGCAGGCTTCAAGCTCTATGCGAATACCGCCTCACCAACCAAGCATCATGGCTCTTATGCCTGGAGAGGAACCTATAAAGATGCACTGGAATAAAAAATTTATTTATCCTAAAACTCAGCGATCCCTGATCCAGGGGTCCAGACACTATGATATTGGTAACACGAAGTTACCAAGTGTGACCACGATTATCTCCGCAACACAGTCGGAGGAGAAGCGACAGAAGTTAGCGGAATGGAAAGCAAGACTCGGGGACCAGGCGGCCGATCGAGTGAGAGATGTCGCAGCCATGCGAGGCACCGCCATGCATACGTTTCTGGAGGCGTATATTCGGGGAACAGGGCACAAGGACCTGACCAGCATAGGCAAGGAAGCAGAACCCATGGCTAAAAAGATTATTGAATCAGGGCTCGGGGACCTGGAAGAAGTGTGGGGAACTGAAGTGACGTTATATTATCCTGATCTATACGCAGGAGCGACTGATATTGTAGGAATTTATAATGGACGCGAAAGTATAATAGACTTCAAGCAAACCAACAAGCCCAAAAAAAGGGAATGGATAGATGATTATTTTATTCAATTAGGAGCTTACGCAATGGCTCATAACTATGTTTATAGGACTCATATACAATCAGGAGTCATCCTTATGTGTTCCAAAGATGGTCTGTTTCAGAAGTTTGAGGTTGCGGACAAGGAATTTGTCGGCTACCAACACGCATTCCTTAAGAAAGTGGACCAATATTACCGGAATTGTAACCAGCAGCCAGAGGCAAAAGATACAAAAAATGAACAGATTAGCGAGGAAATTAGCCATTAATTGGACTATATTCTTTGTATACTCTTATTTCAATGAAATAAAAAAATTTTTTTTATTTTTTTTTAAAAGTGGTTACAATTGGTACAAAAGCTAGAATTGTTGTATACCAACACTTATTCGCTCAAAATTGTATCTTTTAGTAGGATACAATTGGTTACAAAAGATACAATTCTTCAAAAAGCTAGCAATACCAACAACTTAAGGGACGCGCGCACATGATTCATATTTTTTATTTTAGTATTTATTGAGGGGAGGGTATACAGAGGGATGTTCAGAAAAAAATCGAAATATAAACATGTTAAAATTAACAAACAGAAGTACTACTTCTACAAGATATCTTGGTTGGATATCACTGCAGACGGAGGCCATGCCACTAGGGAAGAGTTTGATAAATTCGAATGCTCCAAGATGGTCACCTTCGCGTATGTGTATAAAAAGACTAAAAAGTTTATCTGGACGTTTGCGAGTTATGATCAGAAGGATGAAGTATTTTCAGATAGAAACATCTTTCCTAAGGGATGTATTCTCAAGATGGAGAAACTGGATGTCTAGAAGAATTGACTCTTTAAGTGAAGATATGTACAACATCTATAAGGAGGATTTAATGCCTAATAAGAAAAAGAAAAACAAAAAGAATAACAAGAAAAAGAAAATTAAAAAGAAAAAAGCTAAAGCTAAAAAAAGAAAAAATAAAAGATAATTAAGATGTGGAATCCGAATCAGATGTATGTTCTGGGGATGGTAGTTTTTCTACTGTTTGCTCTTTACTGTTTGAGTTTGATTTCTCATTAGAGTTTAGGAGCTGTTTAGCTTCCATTATTCTCTCATTTTTTTCCTTGATTAACTTCATACGTTCATAAAGTTGGTCAAGGTTCATGTCGTCAATGCTTCCATGGCGGATTATCTTCTGGTCTATATAAAATCCAGCAGCTTTTCCTCGTGCTATTTCTGTGGTTGCAGCGGCAGCTAAGTTCTTATTATCTTTTTTACCTCTGTCTCTGATTCTGCCAAGTTCTTCCAAATGACCTTCAAAACTTATGCCATATTTTTGCCTTACTTCATCTCTTAGATTACTGATGTAAGCACATACAAGTGGAGACTTTTTTGGATCAAGAAGTCGTGAGCTTTCGAAATGCCAGTCAGCATAGCCCGCGAGTTTTGCTGCTTCACTTTTAGAAATAGGATTTCCCTCAACTCCATAGACTAACAGAGTCGCAAACTTCATTTGTTTGGGTGTCAGGTGTTTATTTGGGCCTGGAGTTAATTTTTTATCCATAATAATTGACAATATACAACACTTATTTTATAAGCGCAACAGAATGGCGATTACAGGAAAGATTCTAAATCAGGTTCTGAAGAAATTCATGAAAGCTGAGGTTTCGCAGAATGCGAGAGTCCAAGTGGAATTACCAAACGGTGAGATGTACGATATGACGGACGTTTTGCTACTTGAGAACCGTATTTTGGGTGATAGTGAAACCCATCGATTGGTTTTCAGATGTAAAAAACCTATCCATAATATTGGTAAAATCATCGGTAAATTATAAAAGCTATTGGGCATGGTTAGACCTGTCATTAGTGAACGACAACTTTGGAAAAAATTAAAAAATGAAACTACCTCAATATCATGGACAAGGCTGGAAAACTGGGCTTTATTCGGCACTCCTGATCTATTGGGCTATGCTCCTTCTGGGAACTTTTTCACTCTTGAATTAAAATCCACGTCGCCCAAAAATGCCCAATTTGTGAGGTTCTCTCCTCATCAAATTTCTTTTCATATTAAGCATAAAAAAAATACCTTTATCCTTGTTGCTTGTACCCTGGATCAAGGGCTTGTGCGCTTGTACCCTGGCTCCCGGATCTTGGAGCTTGTGGACTCAGGCTTGAGGCTTGAGCCCTTAGCTTGTGGCTTGGCTTCCTGCGCGCGCGTGCTTGAAGGCTTGTAAGCTTGTCGCCTTCCTTCCACCCGCCCGGAGGCGCGTTCTCTTTATTTATTTTTTTGATTAGTTTTTTAAGTTTCATTTAATGTATTTTATATTGGACTTCATGGACATCCTTGGACCAGCATGCACGACAGCTGCCGCAGTTGTTGCCCTGCTCAGGGGCCGGGCATATGTGCCCTTCACGCGGCTGTGTCACCACGGTTGACCAGTGGGTCCAGGCGTTGCCGGGCTTCGTGTCGTTCTTTGCATTGCTTAATCTAATAATTAAATTAGTTGGAATTATGTCAGGATCCAGGAACTGTAACAGCTTGCGCTCCTGTGTCGGGAGCCAGTGCTGTGTATCCGGTGTAAGCTTACACACTTCAAAAATTTTTTTAAGATGATCAACGCTCTGCAGGTCTCCGGAGTCGTGCCATCTAAAAAATTTTTTTCCTTTTATAAGTACTGCCATCGCTTCAACCCATTGCGGGTGTGTTATTGATTCCAGGCGCCTGGTCAAGGCATCCTTAACGTTTGGAAAATTGTATCGGCCTTTAAAAGCATAACAGCCATAGCATGGCGTCCCGGGAATCTGGCGCAACTTTGCGCCAGTCTGGCAAGCTCTGGCCGGTAGGTTATAACTTCCTTCCGGCATTTTGCCTGGCGCGCTCAGTCCTCCGGTGATTTTGCTTGCTTCTTTCTTTTTCATAATCCTATTTTATCCTAGAGCTTGGACCCTGTCAAGCTTGGCCGCTCGTGCCCTGACTCTTTATGGGCGGGCCCACCCGCTTGGGCGCTTGGGACCTTGTCTTCAGGTCTCCATCCATCCGGGGGCGCGTTCTCTTTGTTTAATTCTTTTATTATTTTGCTGAGTCGCATTCTTTTTGGCCGGGCGCGCCTTGCAGCGCGCTCAGCGTTTAATTGTTTGAATGTTTTATTAATCAAGCAGCACCATATATTGTTTTGGAAATTTCCTGCTGAACCAGTCGCAGCCCTTCTGGACCAGGTCATAGTCGTGTGTAACCTGAGCGCCCATAATGACATCGTACACAGCTGCAGCGTAGCCTGGCACTGTGGCCTTCTGGCCGCTGAATGGATTTTGAATTGTAACATCCTCTTCACCGTCCAGCCTATAATCTGCATCCTCGAACGGGACCTTAACTTTTTTTCCTCTTACTATTATTGTTTTCATATGTCCTTCCATTGTTGCGATACTTTGGCAAGTTTACCGAGCGGAAAAATATCAAACGAGCTCAGGATCCCACTATATCCCAGAGCCCTGCAGCTGTCAACTATAAAATTTTTTTTCTTGTACTTTAATGGGCGGGCCCACCCGCTTGAGAGCTTGAGAGCTTGCGAGCTTGGAGCCTTTAGGACCGGGCCAAACTCTTCACGACAGCAATTGTTAACATTGCGCCACTAATAGCTTGACCCCAGATCCTAATAGATGAAATCTCATTTAAGAGGCCGCGTCACTACTAGGATCTGGGCTCAAGTTTGGCCAAGCTACTGTCCCGGGGGTTCGTAACTTGACCCCAGATCCCTGGCGCCCGTACGAAGCTTATCTGGCACATACCAGGGATCTGGGCTCAAGTTTTAATCAAACCAAACGTCTTTAATAATCATATACAATAAAAAGCCAAAGCCTAATATTGGTATTAAAAATATGCTTTCTGTCATGTACACATCATATATTATCCCATGTATATGTCAACTAAATAATTTTAACTACGCTCTTTATGGGCGGGCCCACCCAGGGAAATTTTTTTAGCTTGACGACTTATTATAAATCTTATAATATCCCAGATATAACAGAAAGGCATAATATGACAATGCTAACATTTACAGTTGATAAGAATAACAAACTTATTGATGTAAAAAAAAGTAAAGAGAAAGGTTTATTTGAAAGTAAGAAAGACCAAACTTATGCAAATAAAATCTTAAAGAAAATAAAAAAGAAAGTAGGTAAATAATATGGCTAAAACAATGACCAAGTATCAACTGGATCACTTTAGAGATAAAGTTAAAAGACATTTTAATCCATTGATCGAAGAACAAGAACTTTTAGTCAAGCAGTATAGAACCGAAGCAACTAAAAAGATTGTAGGTAGATTAGCCAAAAAAATGGGTGCTGATAAAATACTTACAGCTTTTAAAGATGCTGAAGATCAAATGAAGAAAGCAAGAGAAGATGCAAAAACTTTCTTCATTAAAAAAGCAAAGACCGAAGATAAGAAAGAAAAACTTAATTATCATTTTACAGATAGAGAAGAGAAAATAACTTTATCTGATTGTGAAGAGCAATTAAGGGATTGGGCTAAAGAACTGGTTGATAGAGAAATTAGACGTAGACCAGAAGGCAAAATGTTAAAACAACTAGAAGATGTAAAAACAAAAGCCCTTGATACTGTCATGGAAAGCGGTTCAAGTGAAACTTTAATTAAAGCCCTTGAACTATGTACCAAGAAGATTGGCATTACTTGGGTTGTTGATACTTCACAAATAAAACAAATAGCCAATAATTAGCCTTGACTTTATACATGGGATTTAGTAATATTATCCCATGTATAACAATAGAAAGGATAATCAAATGGACAAGACAATATTAGTGGTCGAGGTTCTTAAATATTCGGATGGAACTAAACACTATGACATAAAAAAACATGCTTCTAATTTAGAGAAAGCGAGTGAATATTTAGTATCACTTAAAAATCTAAATGAAAGGCAAGACACAACGTATGAATTGTTTAACGCTTTAGGACAATTTGAAGTTGAGAGAATAGAAAAAGTAGAAAGCGGTCAAGATGAAATTAGATTCTAATGAAAAAATGGATTTAATTCCTGAAACTTTTTATATAACTTACTATGCTAAAAAGCATAGTAAGATTATAACTCGTAAAGGTTTGAAGTTTAAACCCAATACTGATACGCAAGGAAAATACTTTGTTTCAAAAGATGAAACACCTTGTTTTATTTATTGGGATTGTAATGCTAAACCAAACGAAAATGGAAACCAATGGCGTCAAGCTACTGGACTAATAACAATTAAAGAATAACTATATCCAATAGTTATACATGAACTAGGCGGAGTAATCCGCCTAGTTTTATCTACCATATATTGTGTCAATATAAATCTTCTCACATCACTCACTTTATTCGTGTGTGTTGCATAAAGGCAACAGGGCGGGCCCACCCAAGGGAGGGCCCACCCCTATCCGGGCATCGGGGGCGGGCCCACCCCGATAGAGGTACCACT